ATAAACCAGGACAACAAGCAATGCCAGATATGATATGGCAGGGGTAATTATGAACAATCACATTAAAAACACAAGAAAGACATATGACAGATTTCTTGCAAAAGTTATAACTGAAGTATTAGTTCAGTTTAAAGATGAAGAACCTGCATGGATTCCGTTAAGAACATACGAGGCAATTCCTGGTATAAATCTCGCAAGTGAAGAAAGTAGGTATTGGAAAGGTGAACTCGAAGGTGAGGACTTTGAAAAGGCATTAAATAAGTATGGATATGAATATACTCCAGTATCTTATAATAACATCCCATCAAGGTTTTAATCATGGCACTCTCTCAACAAGTAGAAACTGCTTTAAATGAAGCACAAGATAAATTAAGAGAAGCATTAGCTTTTGCAGCAAGAAGTGAGAAACCTTATATTAGTAAGCATATTTCTGATATGATGATGAAAATAGATTGTTTAAACGAAGTTTCAATTCTAATTGATAGTGTTGAAGATCATATGAAAAATAGTAACGAATGATTGCGGAACTCTAAAGAGAGTATTAAATTTATAGATAAGTCATATAACTATGTTATAATATCAACACAATACCCCCTTAAAACAATGCTTAATCTCGATGAACGATACCATTCTTACTTAGATGGTAGAAAGAAAATGAGAATAGATGGAGTAGAAGAAAGAGTGAAAGCATATGGTTGGAACTGTGATGGTAATGATATTATAGGACATTATGTAACAACAGAGAATTATCGGTTGACATATAATATGGAAGGAGTATTTACAAAGATGGTTCCACTGAGAGAACTGGCACAATCAGTTGCGTGAATGAATATCCTTCTGATATAATAGGATTATAGATAAAAATTACAATGAAAATCGCACTTGCAGTATTAATGGCATTAACACCTGTTTCTGCTGTTGCTGATGAATATCAACGAGGGTATTCTGCTAGTAGAACTTGTTATAGGTCAGAATATAGAGAACAATATGTACCAGGCACAGCAGACAATCCTGGTTATATAAAGTCATGGAATGAAACGATTGAGGTTCCTTGTAGGGGTAGAAGAACATCTAAAGGAGCAACTATTCATAGACATACCACCGTAGAATATGATAATAATGATTGTTCTGAGGGAACACTTGCTGGTGGATTATTGGGTGGTGGACTCGCAACTTCAATATCAAGAGGTAAAGATCGTTGGTGGGCAATTCCTTTAGGTGTTGTGGGTGGTGCTATGATAGGTTGTGATATTGATGGAGGTTAATAATATAAACTGAAGCGAGTAAAGTGTCCTTATAGTGAGAAACAGTTACAGGTTCAACTACTCTGACACAGAAGCAGAGACATGACGTTGGATTAAAATTACTTACCTGTAATGTTTCTCCCACTATTTTGGGCAAGGATCTATGGTTGTCTCTGTTCAGCAGAGAAATTACGTCCTGTAAGTCCAATCGTGGGCAAACGCAAGGCAGGGGTGAGTAACAATTCAGATGATCTTTGATTCATGCTGTGGAAACTACTCTTTGTGTTTGGAGACCTCTTGTACTGCTGATGTCTTAGGACATCTGAAAAGACAGTTTTGAAGTTGTAAGTCCCACACCACACTAATACACGAGGAGATGGATGTGCCTCTCGGATCGCAACCGAAGAAAGAACTAACATCCGCTAGCTTTTTTATTCTTTTTATAAATGTTAGTTGACTTAGTTAAATCTGAGATAGAAGTAGCTCTCAAAGCATTGAAAAGTTATCCTACTTTAGACCCTAGCGATGAGAAGGTCTATCTAAGGTTAATAGATAGATTGGAAGAGTTCAAACAAATCTGCACATGCAAGGAGGATTCTAATGCAAAATGAAAAGCACTTCATCAATAAAACTGATGAAATGATTGAAGAGTTCATCGAAAATTGTGAAAGAGAAGCTGCAAAATTGGAGATTACTGTTGACTACTATCTTGCGGAGTTTATATAAACAATGTATGAGCCTGAGGTAGATGATTATGTCATTTGGGATCAAGGTGAATATGGAAAACATGAGGGGTGGGTGTATTTCAAGGGTGAAAAGGAGGAACCAAAAAAAGGATTTCCACATAACCCAAGATATATAACCATAGAAATTGGTGTTAAACCAAAACCTCATTGTCAATATACAAAGAGAAATGATCCTCATAAAATGATACACACATTACTATTGTGTTATGAACAGGCTTGGCATGAATTAAAATATGTTAAAAGTCGTAAACATGCAAAAAATAGTGTGGATCGTGATAATATAGACTATGAAGAGTATATAAAAACTCACTCAAGTTATGATTCATATCATTCTCAGGAATATAGGTACGAAGATGTACAATAAGTGGCCCTCTAAAGTGTCCATCTAATGAAATTGAAATTATTATGGACGATTTGTTATTAGAGATTCAAGACTCTCAAGGAGAGATCTTTGATCTACCAGAATTGAAAGACGAAGACGATTCACAATCTTTCAATAAATTATTAAACTCAACAATGGATTTTTAAAATGAACTCATCAACTGTACTAAGAGAACTCCTTGAATTGAAAGAAACATGGAGAAAACAGAATTTTAACTTATCATCAGAGCAAGATCTCAGATATAAGACTTTACTTACTTTAAGGAGATCACAAGTAAAGGAATGGTATGCTAATGATTTGGTACACAAGCCTGGATCATCTAAATAACATATAGGAAATAATTTTATAAATGAAATCTTTTCAGCAATTTATTACTGAAGTGTACGATAAAGATCTCTCATCTGCCACTCGTCAGGGTGGTGAAGGTGGGAGAATTCGTGCATCCAGAAAAATAAGTGAACCAGAGAAGAGAAGAATGAAAGCAGCTGGTGGTGGTAAAATGGTTCCAGCTAAAACATATAAAGATAGATCAGATATAGGTAAACAGAGAAAGAGATCTGAAAGAGAACAGCAACCAACACAAGCAAGAGGTAGTGCTGCCTTATCTCCTAGAGAGGCACAACGCAAGGCAGCAAAGGAGAGAAGAGCCGCAAAGGCAGGTGTTAAGACTAAAACAGCATCACAATTGTTAGCAAAGAAAGCAAAGAAAACTGTTGACCCTAATTATAAACCAGCAAAGGCTAGTGGATATACTAGAGATGAGAGGAGGGCAATACATAGGCAGGGTAGGAAGTTATCAAGACACTTATCAAAAGGAATAAACAAACCAGCAGAATATTATAGACCAAAAGGTATGTAATGCGGCCCCTTAAAATGTCCGTATTATATGGACGCTAGGAGCGTCTATGATGGCGTTTTGATGCCATTTATGTTATAATGTACCAAGAGGTGATTAATTTATGATTCAACTTCGTGAGCATCAGCAAGATGTGATTGATATATTACATAAGAATAGTAAAGGTCAAATCATTGTGCCCACTGGTGGTGGTAAAACAATGTGCATGATTGAGGATGCAAAGAGAGTTGATGGAACTATTGTTGTAGTTGCACCTCGCATATTATTAGCTAATCAATTATCAAATGAGTTTTTAGAGATACTTGATAATGTATCTGTTATGCACGTTCACTCAGGAGAGACACATCATTACAGTAGCACAAAAGCAAGTGATATTTGCATGTGGAACAAATATACTAGAGGTGACAAAATTATCTTTACTACATATCATTCACTTCACAGAATACAGGAAAGTTATATTCATGTGGATACAATATATTTTGATGAAGCACATAATAGTGTTCAGAAAAACTTTGTTGAAGCAACAGAGTATTTTTCAATGTATGCTAGCCGTTGCTATTTCTTTACTGCTACACCAAAACATTCAAGAAACCCTTTTAAAATTGGTATGAATGATGAGGACATTTATGGTAAAGTATTAGTTAATGTTCCAGCCCCTGAGTTAGTAAAGAAAGGACATATATTACCACCTAAAGTTAATATTAAAAAGATAGATGTTATTGATGATAGTAGATTCAAGCATGAGCATGATTGTGATAATATATTATCAACTATTGATGATATTGATGTTGATAAGATACTTATTTGTGCAAGATCCACCAAACAGATTGTTAATTTAGTATCTCAATCTGACTTTGCCTATGAGTTACAAACTCGTGGATATAACTGGATGTATATTACATCAAAGACTGGAGCTATTGTTAATGGTAAGAAAGTAAATCGTGAATCATTCTTTAATACTCTCAATGAGTGGGGTAAAGAAGATGGTAAGAG